GATTTCGAGTATATAGTCGAAGAAAAGAATGCGAAAGAGCCTTCAAAGCTTTATATTCAGGGCCCGTTCATGATGGCCTCTGAAAAAAATCGTAATAATAGAGTCTACGACCTCGAAGAAATGGCTAAAGAAGTTGACCGCTATACAGCAGAGATGATCAACGAAAATCGAGCGATGGGGGAATTAAATCATCCCACCACTGCTGAAGTAGATTTAGAGCGAGCTTGTCACGTTGTAACTGAATTAAAACAGAAAGATAATATCTTTTATGGTAAATCTAAAGTTTTAAGTACTCCATGCGGTCAAATCGTTAAGAGTTTAGTTATGGATGGTGTCAAGGTAGGTGTTTCCAGTCGAGCTCTTGGTAAGCTTGATGAAACCCCGAGTGGTATATCTCAAGTTAAGGATATGAAGTTAATAGCCATTGATTGTGTTGCTGATCCTTCCTTCCCTAAAGCTTTTGTTAATGGTATCCTTGAATCTAAACAATGGGTACTCGCTTCTGACGGTAAATTTGAAGAAATTTACAATAAATTCGAAAATAGTGTGAAGAATTTACCTAAAAAGGACTTAGACAATTATTTGAGAGAACAAATAATTAGTTTTATAAAAAACTTTTAAATAATAATAAATAATTATGATGGACAAAAGCTTAAAAGAGTCAATAAAGGCTTTTATTAGTAATTTGAGTAACAAAGAGTACGCAAAAGCTAATAAGGACCTAAAACAAGCGATTGAATTCAAGATCCAAGAGAGGATCAAAAAAGCGTATAAGAAAGATTTATTTTAAAGATGAGCAACATTACAGACATATTAAAAGAGGCTGCCAAGGACGTTCTTACAGAGGAGACCCTTCAAGCAATTGAACAGGCCTTCACTGAACAGTTAGACGCGAAGGCAGAAGAGCGTTCTAAGATTGCAGTCGACGCTGCTCTCAATGAACAAGACGAGAAGTATGCCACTAAATTAGAGGCATTACTTGAGGCTATCGATAAAGATCACTGCCGTAAGCTTAAAAGGGTTGTTGAGTCCTTGGACACTGACAGAACTAACAAGCTCAAGCAGGTTATTAAGAAGTATCAGACAGAATTAACAACTGAAGCTAGCAAATTGAGAGATACAGTTGTTGAAAGTGTTTCTGACTACTTAGATTCTTATATCGATGAAGCTATTCCTGCTTCTTCTATTCAAGAAGCCGTTAACAACAAGAAAGCTTTAGGTATCCTTGAGAGCTTCCGTAAGACATTAGGTGTTGATCTTGCTCTCGCTAACGAAACTATTAGAGAAGGTGTTGTTGATGGTAAGAAGCGCTTGGATAGTGCATCTGATCGTGTTACAGAATTAACAGAACAGCGTAATGCTTTAGCTTCTGAGCTAGTTGAACTTAAGAAATCCGTTTTCTTATCTGAAAAAACAAAAAGCTTCGATGAAAAGAAGACAAACTTCATTAATAAGACATTTTCTGGTAAAGATTTAGAGTTTGTTCAAGAGAACTTTGATTATGCTGCTAAGATGTTTGATAAAAAGCATACCGAAGCATTAGACGTTCTTAAAGAGTCAGCTCTCTCTAATTCTAAAGTCAAAGATAACGTTGAACAGAAATTAACCGAGGAAAAGGTTGCACCTAATCCTTATTTGAGTGAATTATCTAAGATTTTATAATTTTAACCTGTTGAGGTACTCGTTACCTGATCTCCAATGTAAAGGACCCTTTTAAACCCAATATAAAAACATATGAACGAAACAAATACAAGACCAAATACAAATTATATTGACGGTGGCAGGGCACAACAGTTGTTGGAGAAGTGGAGTCCAGTTTTGGACTATACCTCTAACAAGGTTAGTGCTATTAAAGACAGCCATACCCGTCTTAACACAGCCATGCTTTTGGAAAACCAAGAGCAATGGTGTTTGAAGGAAAGCAACAACACCGCTGGTGGTGGTTCTGGTACCTCTTTAGGTACTCCAGTTAACGCTATCGGTCAAGGTGGTGGGCTTTATAATTCCGGTGATAAATATGCAACTGGTGATTCAAGACTTCCTAAGATCTTGATCCCAATGATCCGTCGTACATTCCCTGAGTTGATTACTAACGAAATTGTTGGTGTTCAGCCAATGTCTGGACCTGTTGGATTAGCATTCGCCTTACGTTATAAGTATGCACAGAAAACTCTTGCAGGGGTGGATCACGCTGGTGCCACCGCTGGCCATAGAAGTCAGCCTTATAACGTACCTGGTTCTGCTGCTAAAGGTTCTGCGAACGTTACTGGTGAATTAGGTCACAATCAGTTAGATTCTCGTTATACTGGTACTTCTGGTACATTTGCCGCATCAATGACAGGTGTTTCAGGAGGCGCAATATCAATATTATCTGCTGATCAAGGCTTTGCAGCTACTCTTAGCTCTTTTGAGTTGGATAACGCTTCTTCAATGCCTACAGTTGAGCTTAGCTTCGAAAAGACAGCTGTTGAAGCTGGTACTCGTAGATTAGGTGCTCGCTGGTCTGTTGAACTTGAGCAGGATCTTAAGAACATGAA